GGAGCTACATTACCATTAAATAGATGGGCATTATTAGAAGAGTATTTCCGATGGTTCCAAGCTGGTTTAATAGATGATATTGCTATGATAGCAGAAACAGATATTAGAAATAAGAAAAATTTAATTCAAAGAAAAAGTCTATATTCACAATTACAATCTCAAGTAGAGCAACTTTCAGAAGTACTTCAAGATAGAGAAGGTACTATTGAAACCCTTGAAAGACAACTTGTACAAGCAGGTATAAAGATGAAGGTTCAAGAAGGGGGAGTCGAAGTGAGGAAGGATGTTCTTCAAACGGAAGCTCAGCAAAAGCTATTAAGAGGAATGATGCAAAATGAGTTCGAGATGGCTAAAAGGGAGATTTCGAGAGAAGTAAAAGGACAAATAGCTGAATTAAAAAATGAAGAGCAAAAAAAGCTTTGACAGTAATGAACAATAATGTTAGATTAATAAGGAGTTAATATGACAGAAAATACACAAGTAGGTAACGTTTTTGACGAAGCCCCCGAAAGTGCAGAAATGGGAGCAGAGGGATTTTTCGAGGCCCTTGATGCCCAAGTCAATGGTGGAATCTTAGATTCACCGGTTAACCAACCAACACAGACAACCTCAGATTCGAGAGGCGATGAAGTCTCTCCTAATCAACAGAGCCCTGTAACGGACAACGCAGATGTTGAAAATCTGCAAAAGAGGTATAGTGATTCAAGTCGAGAGGCTAAGAGACTCAATGAGAAACTTAGTGAGGTTGAACCATATATGCCTATACTCGATGCTATGAGAGAAGACCCCAATTTAATTTCTCATGTAAGAAATTATTTTGAGGGTGGTGGTCAAGCGCCTGTTTCAATGAAAGAACAGTTAGATCTTGATGAAGATTTTGTATTTGACCCAGACGAAGCCGTGAGTAATCCCAGTTCGGATTCAGCGAGACTTTTGTCCTCAACTATTGATGGTGTAGTCCAAAGGCGTTTAAATGATACGCTTGCAAGACAACAATCTGAAAATAAGAGAATGACTCAAGAAAGTGAGTTCAGACAAAAGTATGAAATGAATGAAGACCAATGGGGTGAATTTGTTAAGTTTGCAAAGGGTAAAACTCTAAATCTAGAAGATATATATTATCTTATGAATAGAGGAACTCGTGAACAAAACATATCTCGCAGTGCTAATGAGCAAGTCTCACAGCAAATGAAGAAAGTCCAACAGCGGCCCCAATCATTAGCTTCAGCTGGTAGTCAGCCAGAACCTTCCAAAAGTCAAGATGATAGTGTATTCGATGAAATACTAGGCATTGACAACACTTTGGAAACTGCTTTTTCTATTACATAGATAAAGCTTAATAAACATGTGGCAAATGCCACAGGAAGGTTATAGAAATGGCTGATGTATTTGGTCTAGAGACCTATTCAGACGTAGCTACCTGGTCAGACGGTACTTCTAAAGATACCGGTGACCTCAGGCGGCGATATAACTTTGGGGATAGAGTTTCTGAACTTGCTATTGCACAAGACCCGTTTTTTCGGATGTTGCAAAAAGTAGCAAAGAAACCTACCGACGACCCAGAGTTTAAATTCACAGAAAGACGTCCTTCCTACCACAAGAGATATGCGTATGTAATGGGTTTTGTATCTAATGGTACAGATGAATTTGCAAACGCAGAGCTTGACCAGTCCAACGCTGGAGCTGCTGTTTCAGCAACAGGTCAAAAAGTTAAATTGTACATGGCTACAGATTATAAATCATCTGGTAATGTACAGAACGTTTTTGGTCAGTCTAATAACAAGATTGACGTTGGAGCAACTGGTACTCGCCCATCTTTCTTTCTAGCTGGTCAGATTGTCAAAATCCCAATTTCCGCAACTGGCGGTGGTGGAGCCGTAGCAGGTTATCATTTAATGAAAATTGATACTGTAACGGACAGTCTCACTAAAGATAGTAAAGAGTGTGTAGCAATTGAAGGTGATATTATTAAATTCGATAGTGGAGGTAATGAGCTTGCTTCTTTTGTATCCGACAACTTCTCCCCTGGCGGAGTTGCTGGTGATGAAGCTGTTCACGACCAATCTATCGCATTAGACCTTGAAGAGCGTCGTTCTCATGTAGTCGGAACTGGACACGAGCAGGGTAGTGGATACCCCGAAACGTGGAAAGACCAACCTTTCACAACTGGATTTGGACTTACTCAAATTTGGAAAACTGCAATCGCTATGGATAACACAACTCGTGCCACAGTATTGAAGTATGAACCAAGTGAATATGCTCGAATCTGGCGTGAAAAGTTGATTGAACATAAATGGGATATTGAAACTTCACTGTTGTTTGGCTCTCAGAGCTCAACTGGTGGTGTTCAATATACTCAAGGTGCCGTAGATTTCGTTCTCCAATATGGAAACGTATTTGACGGTTCTGGTATGGGTGGAACTGGCACAAAATCTCAAGATGATTTCTTGGATGATATGAGCAATTTCCTAGACCCACGTTACAATAATGCGAACGCTACTTTGTTCCTAGTATCAACTGATGTATATAATTGGTTGCACAAATTGAGTGGTTACTTTACTGCTAATGCTAAGAAAACAGACCTCGGTTCAACAAACGCTTATGCGGCTCGGGCTGATTTCTCTATTGGTGGTAAAAAGAACGTCTTCGGTGTAGATATTACACAAGTTTATACTCCTTATGGTGTTATGAATGTTGCTCGTAATGTTCACTTAGATGGTACTCAAGTCAAAATGCTTGCAGTTAACCTGCGACATTGTGCATATAGACCTCTTGTTGGTAACGGATTGAACAGAGATACGGCTATTTATGTAGGTGTACAAACACTTGAAAATAGTGGTGTTGACCGTCGTGTTGACTTAATTCAAACAGAAGCTGGTATGGAATGGCAAATGCCTGAAGCCCATGCGGTTTGGAAATAATAGGAGTTAATTATGGCAAATCCAATGTATGGACAAAATAAAGCTGACGACAACTTAAATCAGTTAGGGACTGCTCTTTCAGGCAGTGCGACTTGGGATGCTAGTTCAATAGCTGATGGAGACGAAGAAGCTAAAGAAGTAACTGTAACTGGAGCAGCTCTTGGAGATTATGTTCTAGCTAGTTTGAGTATTGATATTGCAGACTTGCAACTAGATGCTCATGTTACAGCAGCTGATACAGTTACTTGTGTATTATCAAATAGCACTAGTGGGCCGGTTGATTTAGATTCCGCCACTGTTTATGTGATGGTAATACAGAAGAAGTAATCTGAAGTTCGAGTTTAGTACCTCGATATAAGGATAGATTGAGGGTGGCGCCCTTGGTTGTTTTCCTCCTTTCCGGCTGGGGGCGCTCATTCTCTTAATTAACAAAATTTAAGAGTAAAAATGGCTACAACAGAAATATCAAGCGATATTCAAAATATAACTGGAGTTACGACTGCAAATACTGGATTTATTGAGACTGCTCAAAGATTTGTAGCTTCTAAGATTCCGAAAGAATTATTATGGTTCGCAGCTAAGCAATCGACCGCTGTGACCGATGCTAATGGATTTGATGTTAGTGGTGCGGATACAGTATTATCAGTTGAGAGAAATGGGTATCCAGCCGAGCAAGTTCCATTCTCTTTATCTAAATGGGTTGATGACAGTACAAGTCTTCATAAGGCTACTGAATTGTTCCCGAAATATTATTTAGCGCAAGGGAGAGTATTTATCAAACCAGACCCGTCTAGTGGTGGTAGTGATAATGGATATGTTTATTATGTAGATTATACACAAGTTGATGATGATAGTGATTTAAGAAGTGCGGTTATATTCCATGCTTGTTCTCAAGAGTTTGAAAAACTTGCAAGCAGTAAAGTGGATACATGGAGCGCATTAACATCCCCAACTCCGCCATCGTCTCCTTCTTTTGGTAGTGATTTAAGTATATCAGCTACAGCTCCATCGTCTCCTTCGATTAATACTATTAGTTATATTGACGCAACTAATGAGGACGCTTCATCATCAGATGTGTCTGCTATTACTGTCCAAACTGTATCCAAAGCTGATATTAGTGGGAATGTTCCAACGTATATAAAACCTGTTTTAACATCCCTGACATCTTTCAATGATTATTGGACATTAGGTGATTTTGGAGATAACGACCCAGGTTCCCTTTCG